TCTCCCAATGCCTTCTGTCTCCAGACTTCCTGTCCTTAGTCTCAGCCACCCATCTCTTCCACTTAACCCCTGCTGCCTTCATCCCATCCATGTGGCCCACTGCTCTTGCATTACCAATCTCTGTTCGTGCTATTAACTCAGCACGACCATGAACTGTCCTGACTAAACCCTTGCCACCTTTGATAGGCTTCAACCCTGCTCTCCCTTCAAGCTCTGGCTTGATAAAGAACTCAGTTCTGATTCTCCTTGCTATCTCCCCAACGCTTGGAGTAGGCTTCTCAGCCATCCAGTTTGACATACCAGCCGCAAGGCTCTTCCTGAACTCCTTCTCAATCTTCTTTGTTAGCTTCTGAACAAGAATTGTTTTCTCACGAGTGTATGCCGCAACCCTTCGGTTGGGTATCTCATAGCCACGTTTATTCTCCCTAGCAGCATCGCGCATCTGCCTGAGTCCGTGACGTTGGAGGATTGCCAGAAGCCTTCTTTGTCGTGAAGTTAACTTTGCCTTGGATACTCTCCTTGGCTTTCCCTTCAGGTCAGCTATGGCATCAGCGATTAGCTCATCCCCAAAGCTACTTAACCAAGTGGTGATATCCTTTGTTGCCGCTCTTGCCCTTGTCCTTTCCTTATCAAGGTCCGGTCGTCGTTTCTTTTTAGCCATTAGAAGAACACCTGCGGCAGATAGTTTTCACCTGGGTTAATTCTTATATCCAAACTCTGCTTCTTATCAAGCTCAGTTATAGCCCAGACCAAAGCATCCATCCTGTCAGGAGAGTCACCGGGAACTCCAGGCACGTAATTGCACATCTGGTCTTCGAGGTCAGAGAATATCCCCACGTGGTGAACCCTGCCTTGTTCATACCTTGCGGCTACCGGTTCTGCCCTAGCAAATTTTCCGCGAGATGCGTGGACATCCTTGGTGGCTACCTGGGGCTCAATCCCATGTACGATTGTTCTCCAAGTCTCTCCTCCTTGGTTAGCCTCAAAGACTACCCTGCTTGCCTTGAACTCATCGTAGGCAAGGATGGCTCTCCTGCATACTGCGTCAGGGGATGCCCTGATAGAATAGTCAGCAAGAACATAGAAGTGTCTCTCTGATACCCCAACCACGATTATGCCGCTCTCATCGCTTGACTCCTTGCCTGTAGTAGCAGGGTCAACCGCAACCACAATCCTTTCAAGCTTTGGATACTCCTTGACCCTACCTGCCTCAATTAGTTTCCTGTGAAACAATGCACCAGGCATCTCATCCAGTAGCTCACCCTCAAGCTCTTGCCTGCCAAGATGGGTACTCCCGTACTTGTCAAAGATAGCATCCATGAAGATTGGGGATAGGTTGATCTCGTTCTCACGAGTTGAACCCCTGGTTACGATGGTGGACTTCGCCTTTGCGAGTTCTCGCAGGAACCGTCTTGGCCTTGGCGTCGTAGTGACTACGACCCTCGGGTTCGCTCCTAGGCGAAGTCCGAAGAGAAGCATATCCCAAGCCTGGGGGTATCGCCAAGAAGCAAGTTCATCGCACCAGGCAAGGTCACACTGAGGTCCACGAAGCTGGTCAGGGTTCTCAGCGGCAAAGGTTGTGGCAATTGCGCCATTGGGCCAAGTGAGTCTTCTCTTGGATGGTTCATAGATGGGCTTGAAGCTTGGAGGAGATACCGTGAGGATACCGCTCTCACCCTCAATCATGACATCCCGTACATCTGCCGCTGCCCTGGCTACCAGATGAACCCTTCTGGCTACCCCAGAACGGACTGATTCAATAACAAACTCTGAGCCTGTTCTTGTTTTCCCCCATCCACGTCCAGTCTGGATGAGCCAAGTATTCCAATTACCTTCCGGTGGTATCTGGGAAGGTCTTGCCTTGAATATCCACTCGCACTCTAATGCTTCGAGTTCATCCCTGGATAGGCTTTCAATCGCCTTCTTCCTCAATGGTTCTCTCTGCGAGATAAGCCAGTTTATCCAAGACTCGCTCGCGCGCATCTTTGACTTCAATCTTTGCATCTATCTCTGCCGTGACCTCTTGCTTGGTCCTTGGGACAAACATGTCTCTTCTTCTCTCAAGCTTCCAAGCCGCTGCTGCCCAGGTTCCTTCCTTGGCTGCCTTCTCAATAATCGCTAACCACCTTTGCGTGGCTAGTCCCTCTGCTTCTTTTATGCGCTCCCGGAACTTCCGATACCTTGCCGCATCTCTCCTGTCTCCATCTGCCCAGTTCATCCATTTGTAGAACGTGGTCTGACCTATCCCCGCGCAACCACAGGCATCTTTGATAGGGCACCCAAGGCTGATAGCCCGGATGAACCTATCTTCAATCTCGTCTGTTAGCTTGACTCGCCGCGCCATCTTCTTCACTCTCTGCGTCGTTATCAAGTTCCTTGAGCAGTTCCAGTATCCTTGAATACATCTTCTTTGCTAATTCAAGCTGCTCTTCTCTGACGCACCGCATTACATTACTCATCTATCACCCACCCTGCAAAGCTTCCAAACTGGAATACCTTTGTCATGTCAACTGTCTCTGATTCCATCAGGGGTCTTTGAGTACCCATCAAGGACAACTCCTTGGAGATTATGTCAGATGGGTCTACACCCATTGCTACCTTACCAGCTAAAGCAAGTCTCCACATCACAGTTCCGATATATCCTTTGGGGTTTGCACATTTATCAAAAATAATAATGGCTCCACCTGGCTTTCTCTTGGCTCTGAGATTCTTGAGGAAGTTGATTCTGCGCTCTACAGGTATGAACATGAGGAGGAGGAAACACACAGCCACGTCATACTCTGGTAGGTCAAGAGTGGTGCAGTCCTCAATCAGAAGCCTTTCAGGGCTTGGTCCTCTGTAGATTGCGGCCATCTCCTTGGATGCCTCAATAGGTATGAACTCAGCGTGCCTAGTATCAACCGCTGCCTTGATAGCATTCCCGATGTTTCCAGTTGAAGCTCCAATGTCCAAGACTGTCCCACCGTGAGGTATGTAGTGCCTTGCTATATGAGCTACCATCCCAGTGGCTAGATCATACCAGGGTAGCTGGCTTCTGACGTGTCTATCAAATGCAGTAGCTACTTCAACAGACTCAAAGGTCCAATCAGATGGTATCTTCATTGCTTAGAATCTCCCTCTGTATCGTGGACGCAACTGCCTTCATCATTAATGGGGGTACACTTCTCCCTAGTCTCTCCCAGTTCTGGTCAAAGGAACCACGCAGGATGAAGTCATCCGGAAAGCTTGTAACCCTCTTAAGCTCTGGGATGGTTAGGCTCCTGGGTTCAGTCCAGTGGAATAACATAGGCTTGGCCACGACTGTATTGGATGGTTTGTTTGGAGAGAGCTTCACGTATGAGAACCAATTCTCTTGACCTGCCGGTAGTCCCTCTGTGAATATCCCGCCCATCCTCACTCTGTCCCATAGGTACCTTGTCTGCGTCCCAGGGGTAGCAAGTCTTGACTCTCCTGAAGTAGTTAACGTGGCAAGAGCTTCACTAGCAGTGTACCTGTAGGGGTATGGGGTTGGGTGCACAGGCTGGCTTGCAAGGTCATTCCGTACCCCAATGAAGATAAGCCTTTGTCTCGTCTGAGGAACCCCAAGCCATTGGGCATCTAATAGCTTGCAGGAAACATTATAGCCGCAAGACTTTAACCCTTTCAGGATTGTTTTGAAGTATCCCTTGGCTACGCCCTTCACTAGCCCAGATACATTCTCTGCTACAAATACCTTTGGCTGAATACCATCTAGCAACCTAGCATACTCAAAGAATAAATCATCCACCCTTTGTGTACTGTCGCTGTACACCTTCACCTTTCCCCATCCTCCAGCCAGACTCCCAGCCGTTGAGAAGGCAGAGCAAGGAGGCGACCCATCCAGGATATCAACCTCACCTTTCTTCTTGCCTATCTTCTCAAGGATGTCTTCAGGTTGTACTGTCCTGATGTCTCTCGTATCAAGAATGCTATTTGGATGGTTGTCCTTATAAGCTACCTGGGCAGCCTCGATGAACTCATTAGCATACAGGACTCTGTAACCTGCTAGGCGATATCCAAGGCATGAGCCACCGCAGCCTGAGAAGGTAGAAACAACACTCAGGCCATTCCAAGGTATGTCTCTAATATCCCCCATCGACGGTACCCGATAAGGAGGCTTTATCATTTAGGCTTGCCGCTCCATCCGTACCCACAGGATGGGCACTCATGTTCAACTGCCATATCCTCGCCAAACTCAGGGAAGGATTCAGGGGCAAGGCCAACGTTATCATTCACCAGGGCAGTTAGTTCATCGTCCGTAAACCCGGATGCCTTAAGCAAGGCTTCATCCTCAATCTGCAGGGACGCCAGGAGCTCACCCAGTACCTGATTATCCCAACCAGCAAGCTCTGAAGTACGGTTGTCAGCGATTCCATAAGCAGTAGCCTCTGAACCGACTAGAGGCGTCCTGACGGCTTTAATCTCATCCCACCCCAACGCAAGGGCAGCAGCTAGCGTCCCGTTCCCGGCCACCACGACGCCTGAGGAGGTTACTACTATGGGCTTCTGTTGCCCGAACCTATTCAGGCTAGCTTTTATTGACTCCAGGTTCCTGCTGCTATGCATTCTCGCATTCGCAGGGTCCATCGTCAGACTCTTAATCTCTACCTGTTCCAACTGCATCCACTACCCCACTTCTGTAACGATAGGGTCACGCGGCTTTCCATCCACGTACACCCATAGTTGTTTGACTACATTCTCCAATGGGATAGCGAAATCTGCCATCCTCTGTCTCTCTGCTTTACCCGGCTTACGGTTTGCCTTCACCTGGATAAGTAAAACCTGCTTTGCGCTAATAGCGATAATATCCCAGACCCCAATGCTCCCAGCCGCACGTGTACACAGATACCCTTGAGATTCAAGATACTTGATGCAGCGACGTTCTAGGCGACTCCCTTTAGCCTTTGTCTTGATAGCCATCAACTAATGTAAATCACAGAGCTATGTCTTGCGCAAATAACCGGCCCAACCGGCCCAACCGGCCCACTGAATTTAAATGCCTTGAATGTATTCTGAATGTTAATTCAAGGGAATGCTTTCACTCCCTTGAATTCTTTGAAGAACTCCAAAGAAATAGTAAATGTTAAATGTTAACCATACTGTTATTCTCTTCAGAGGTTTGCCCTTACT